AGGTCGCGCCTGGGAATGGCTCAACGGCGCGGCTTCAGCGGGTGAGGGTGTCACAAAATTTGTGACACCGAGGCCCAGCGCTACGAGGATGGCTGCTAGGCCGCTATGCGCCATCCTCGGTGAAAAAACTTCCCATAGGGACCGCTGGCCAGCGCGCTCAGCACGGTCCATATCCGCTGCCATGATGATTGGCATGGGGTTTTCCATGTCGAGCAGTTGCGCCAGGCGTAGACAAACCTCGTTATCTGCTGTTCTGCGGCCAGTCCGGTAGTGGCTGACCGCGCTTTGGCCGACTCCTAGAAGCTCGGCTAGCGCTGTGTCGTTCTTCAGGCCGCGGCGCTCAACCACCTGATCTAAGTATTTTTCAATTCTCATCTAAGCACCTCTTTGCTTGACGGTATTACAACCCGTAATTACATTACGCCCTGTAATGATGATTACGGCTCGTAATTGATCCGAAATATAACGGGTTTACCGCTGTGGGCGGTAAACCCTTCGACAGAGGGGTGCGGTGATGCAACAGGTTGACCCGAGAGAGCTGGAAGCGTTTCGTGCTGAGCCGGAGCTTCCGGAGGATCGTTGGGTTGAGTGCCTGGAGTGCCCGACCCTGCTGCTTGAGGATGCCTTGCTGACCGAGTTTGGCGGCTATCGCTGCCCGAACTGCGGTTCGATCCACGCCGTGGTTGTAGACGCACTTCAGGGCGAGTGATGCGCGTCCGTCCGTCCCCAGCTCGTCATCTCGATCCGGCCAGCACGGCCTACGCGGTGCACGGTGTTGTGCCGTCCCAGGGTAGCGGCGTGGCGCGCAGCAGCGGAGCTTCAGCGACGCCGGCGGCGCGCAGCGCCGCTTCCCCGGGTCCGGTAAAACCCGGGGAAAGTCCCGAACGCAAGGCAGGCGCCATCGTGGACTGGTTCAAGTTCACGTTCCTGCCTGACGGCAGCATCAGCGACGCCCTGGAGCAGTTGCGGAGGTACTTTCAGCTGGTGTTCTCGGTGCCGGTGACGATGAAGCCCGCAGGCAGGGGGTTCCGGCGCTATGAGTTCAGCTACGACCTGCTGGCCTTCGTCAACGGCGAGACGATGAAGCTGGGCATCGTGGCCTGCGGTGGCGAGCACGTGGGCGGCACGATCCTGGTGGACTGGTCAGGGCAGGGCTGCACTGCGATTGGCGACTGGCAGGCGGTCTACGCGATGGTGCAGGACCTCGATGCGCGCATCACGCGCTGCGACCTGGCGATGGACTTCTGCCAGGGCGAGGTGAGCATCGCGCAGGTGCAGGAGCTGTACTACGCGGGCGATTTCAACGCTGGTGGCCGCATCCCCACGTATCGCAAGATCGAGAGCGGCGTGGCGGGCAGGCAGGGCTGCCTCGGCACCACGTTTGAGATCGGCCGTCGGGCCAACGGCAAGATGTTGCGGGCCTACGAGAAGGGCCGTCAGCTCGGCAAGCAGGACAGCGAGTGGGTGCGCCTGGAGATCGAGTTCGGCGCCAAGGATCGCGTGATTCCGCACGAGATCATCATCAAGCGCGACCAGTACTTCGCTGGCGCGTACAAGGCCCTGGAGGCCTTCATGGCTGCGGATCCGCAGCGCGTTCCCACGGATCAGGTCAGGGCCTTAGAGCTGCAGGACGAGACCATTCGCGAACGCAAGCTCAAGCACATCCAGACGCAGTTCGGCCCCACGGTCGATTACGAGCTGCGTTGCACCGAAGAAGACATCGCCGCACTGGTCGTTGCGATCCGCCGTCAGGGCGTACCGGCACAGCTGCACAAATCCGCTTTGGCGAGGCACGTGAACGGCACGCACGACCCAGTGCCGAGACCTGAGGAGTAAGCAATGGAAATGATCGCTCGCGTCACGATTCGTGGCGCCAAGAAGTGGGTGGGCAATCTTGAGGGCAAGCAGCTGGACACCGGCACGATCTACACCGATGTCGAGCTGCGCGGCGAAGACTCGAAGGGCGTGTGCACGCAGCCGCTGAAGTGCGAGAGCTCGAAGGTGGTGGAGTCGATCATCCACAACCCGTTTCCGTTCATCGCTGAGATCTCGATGATCGAGACGAGCAACGGCAAGGACAAGGGCGATCAGAAGATCGTCACCAGCATCAAGCCTCTGCAGCGCGCCGCTGAAGACGGCAAGAAGGGCTGACATGGCTCAGTGCGTGCAGATCGTCAGCGGTCAGCTGCAGCTCGATAGTGCTCCTGCGTCGTCGTGCACGGGCTACCTGTTGCTGACCGCTGACGAGGTCACGCTGCTACATGCGTTGCCGGCGCTGTCTGTGAGCGACGGTGCGCTGATTGGGAGCGGGATGCTCGGTCTATGGGCTCTCGCTTTCGTTTTCCGGTCCGCTGCGCGGGCCATTTATCAACGTGAAGGGAGTGAGCAATGAAGAAGTATCTGAAGCAACTGGGCCTGGGTGCTGCCGCAGCGATCACCGCCGGTTCGGCGATGGCGCAGTCGTCGGGGACGACCAGTTCGGGCGTCGACGTTTCGGCGGTGGTGAGCACGCTCGGTACCGGTCTGGCCGCCATCGGCGCTATCGGCGTTGCGATTCTCGGCCTGGCGGCGGTGGTCGCGATCTACAACTGGGTTCGCCGGCCGATCAAGTGATGGAGCGGGGTGTTCCCCGTGCCTGGCAGACGCGGGGGCTTCGGCCCCCGTTTTCGTTGGAGGCTGTGATGGAAGGCTACTTCGTTCTCATTGCGATAGCGGGTGCTGGATGGATTCTTTTCTCGTGAGGGTGGTGAGCTATGGACTCCTGTGTGTTCTCGCGGCGTGTGCGCAGTTGGATCATGCGCCTCCTGGCTCTTGTGCTACTGGGCGTAGCGCTTGTCTCTGGCCCAGCCTGGGCTACTGATCCTGCGACGATGGGGGTGACGGGGCAGGCGTGGAGTGCGAGCGGGGTTGATCCGCCCTATTACGATTCTGCTGGGGCTGCCTGTGCTTCGAAGGCGAGCGACAAGGTTTTGACTGGTGTGCAGATGAACCCGGCTAGTGGTGGTGCGTTGTGTTTGTCGGATTTGGGCGCGTACACCGGTGTGTTTTACGTGTCTGGGCGGTGTGCGACCGGTTACACGTTGCAGTCTGATGGCACGTGCAAAAAACCGCAGCCGAATTGTCCAGCGGTTGGCGGGGCTCCGTCGGGCGGTAATACGGCGAGTGGTACGAGTTCGACGCAGACGGTTTTGAACCCGCTGGTTTGCATCAGCAGTTGCGCGTACAGCTATGACACGTATTGGACTGGGGCCACGCCTGGGCAGACGGGCGGGTACGCAGTGCAATGGCAGGGGCTGCATTCGACAGGTGGTGCGTGCACCGGTAGCGAGGCGAATGCGAGTTCGGGTTCCGTCAACGAGAACAGCAACGTGAATTGTCCCGATCGGACCTATCAGGGCACGGTGAACGGGCAGAACGTGTGCATCCCGTATCCCACGCAGACGACTGGCGGTACCTCATCGACTACGACCACGGATGCGCCTGCTAGTGCGCCGGCTGCGACGTCTACGACCGGTACGACGACGACTACGACCTGTGATGGCACGACGTGCACGACTACAACGACAACGACGACGACTGGCGGTAGTAGTGGTGGTAGTGGTGCGAGTGGTGCGGCGGGTAGTGCGTGCGCGAGTGGTGCGGCGGCGAGCGCGGTGGCTGGGACCTGTACGACGACGAGCACGCAACCGCAAACGCAGTACTGCCAGCAGAACCCGTCTGCATCGCAGTGTTCTGATTCGGCGAGCGGCGGGGCGGACTGTTCGGCGGCGCCGAGTTGTAGCGGGGATGCGGTTAGTTGCGCGATCCTCGCTCAGCAGTGGTTGGCGCGCTGTGATCTGCAGAAATCGAACGATCCCTCGATCGCGCTGGGTCAGCAGATACAGGCGGGCAATGATCCGATGTCGAGCCAATTGCCGACGCCTGGGAATGCTAGCCAGATCGACATGAGCCAGAAGCTGAGCAACGTTGATGACATGGGCATTGCTGCGCAGTGCATGCCGGACATTAACGCGGCGGTGCCGTTGCCTGGCGGCACCTGGGTGATGCATATGGACATGACGCCGCTCTGTTCGCTGGGGCAGTTGCTCGGCGCGCTCAACATGCTCAGCACGCTGATGCTGTGCGCCTACATGCTGAAGGGGAGTTTCTGATGCCATTCGCCGCTCTTCTGGCTTCGGCCATTGTTGGTTTTCTCGCTCAGGCGTGCGTGTCGTTGGTTGGGCGCGTGCTGGTCGCGCTCGGTATCGGCTTCGTGACGTTCACCGGTCTTGAGGCGATGCTCGGCGGCGTCAAGAGCTTGTTCTTGAGCTACGTGGCGAGTGTCGGCTCGCTGCCCTGGAATGTGGTCGGCATTCTCGGTGTGCTCAAGGTGGGGGTGTCGATGAACATGATTCTGACCACGCTGGCGGTGCGCGCGTCGCTGTCGGGGCTCAGCGGTGGTTCCATCCGCAAGATGATTCAGAAGTGAGGGCGCCATGCTGACGTTGATCACAGGCCAGCCGGGCAACGGCAAATCGCTGTACACCATCGCGTTCGTTGAGGCGAAGCGGCAGGCCGAGAACCGGCCTGTTTTCTATCACGGTATCCCGGAATTGACGCTGCCTTGGACGCCGCTGGAAGACCCGATGAAGTGGCATGAGTGCCCGGAGAAGTCGATCATCGTGATGGACGAGGTGCAGAAGGTCATGCCGCCGCGTCCGTCGAGTTCGCGGCCGCCGCAGCATGTGTCGGAGCTGGAGACGCATCGTCACAAGGGCTTCGACCTGTTCTTCATGACGCAGGACCCGTCCCTGGTTGACAACCATGTCAAGAAGCTGGCCGGCGAGCATTTCCACCTGATTCGGCAGTGGGGCCGGCAGAAGGCCGATCTGTACAAGATGCAGAAGGTGCAGGACCCGACCAATGCGAACTTGAAGCGGGCACTGCACAGTACGTTTCCGTTTCCGAAGAAGGTTTTCGAGTGGTACAAGTCGGCCGATGCGCATACGCACAAGAAGGCGATTCCGCTCAAGTACTACCTGCTGTTCGTCTTGCCGGTGGTGGCCTTGGCCGCTGCGCTGGGTGGTGGTTGGAAGCTTTGGAAGCTGTCGCATCCTGATGGAGTGAAGACTGCAGCCGTTGTTCCTGGTGCGGTACCTGGTCAGCCGGGCGTACCTGGTGCACCTGGTGCAGCAGCTGCGCCGCGGGGACCGATGACGGCGAAGGAATACGTCGCAAGCTACGCGCCGCGCGTTCCTGGTCTGCAGCACACGGCCCCGGCCTACGACGAGCTCACGAAGCCGGCCCGGGTTCCGGTGCCGGCGGCGTGCGTGCAGATCCGCGGGGGCTGTGAGTGCTGGACCCAGCAGGGCACGCACCTGGAGACTACGCGAGAGATCTGCGACCAGGTGGTGAGGCGCGGTTTCTTCGAGGCGTTCGACGCGGATGGTCGGATGGCCAGGAACCAGGAGCGTGTCCAGATCGCGCAGCAGCCTGTTTCGGCGCCTGTTGCGCAGCCTCAGGAGGTGCGCATGGTCCTGGACGTTGCCAAGCCGGCAGAAACGGTCCAGGAGCCTCGCAAACGCACGGTGGTGGGGGCGGGCAGGGCTCGCCGCGTTGACGAGCTGGAGGCATTCCCTGAGGGATGAATTTCTGTTACCGAAAATTGTAACGGTAATTGATTTTACGTTACTAGTAACGTAATATTGAAACATAAAATTGGGAGCCCAATATGCGTGACGTAACTTATAACGTAACTGGCGAACTGGTGGGGTTGGAGCAAAAGCGCGGCCGTGGCCGTCCGCGCACTGGTCACGCGAAGAGCAACGCGGAGCGCCAGGCCGCATATCGAGCTCGTCGCCAGGCTGAGCGCGCTGCCGATCGAAGCGTTACAGTAACGAAAAAGCTCGCTAACGTTGACGCCTATGACGAGTGCCGGCTGGAGGTTGAGCAGTTGCGCGTCGAGCTACTGGCGAAGCAAGAGCAGGTTGGGATGTTGATCGATTACCAGGAAGAGCTAGCTGCGGAGCTGGTCGGCGTGCGCCGACAGGTCGAAATGGCGGAGGCTGAGCGCAGCAAGGCATTCGCTGAGAATCGCCGGTTGAAGGAACAGCTCGCTGATGCTCAAAAATCCGTTACGCCGAGTAACGATAATCCGCTGGATTTTGCGTTTGCCCTGTTGCTGATCAAACTGGCTCGTAAGCGTGGCTTGGAGGCGCGCAAGGTGTTTTTGGATACGCCTGAGTGGGATCAGTTTGTGCGTCGTTCCACCCGCGAGCAGGCTGACGCGGTGGCTGTTGCGGTGGTTGCCGATGCGGATTGGGCAAGAGGCTATCTGGGGGCGTAACGCATAACGTAAAATGGGCGTGTTATCAGAGGAGCGCGTTATGGGAACGAGCTACGAAAAGGACGTGGTGGCGTGGGCCAGGGAGCAGGCAGCGCTGTTGCGGTCGGGCAGGCTGTCGGACATCGATATTCGGCACATCGCGGAGGAGATTGAGGACGTGGGCAAGAGCGAACAGCGGGAGTTGGCAAGCCGCATGGCAGTACTGCTGGCGCATTTGCTCAAGTGGCAATATCAGCCGGGTCGCCGGGGTTCGAGCTGGCAACGGACGATCAAGGAGCAGCGTCGTGCTGCTTTGGCGCGGCTGCATCGGACGCCGAGCTTGCAGCCGATGTTGGCGGATGCTGACTGGCAGGAGGAAATCTGGGCCGATGCTGTCTCGAAGGCCGTGGATGAGACCGGCCTAGATGTGTTCCCGGAGACATGGCCGTGGACACCCGAGCAGGTTCTGGCTCCGGATTTTTATCCGGAGTAACAAAAAAGTAACGACAATGAAAAATGGCCGCGCGGATCTCGCCGGCCATTTTTTTCGCCTAGCGTCGGGAGTGTCCGCGCCCTGGTCGGAGCCGCTAGGGGGCCCCTTTGGGGACATGGAGTTGTGACCAGGTGCAGGACGGTTGACGCCCGGAGGGCGCCTCGCGGGACCGAGCAGCGGGTATGACTAGGTACGTACATACAGGGCCGCCCACATACAAACACCCCCTCTCTTGCAAGCCCGCTTTTCAGCAGCCGAAGCGGACCATCTCCGATTGAACAATTTGTAGTTGCGCTCGCACGCTGCGTTGTTCTAATTCCCATCCGGTTTGACTGAGTTGCCACGTCAACATCTGGCGATCGTGCACGAGCTGGGCACACCGGCCGGCGTTCATGTTGCTCGTCCGGATGGCGTTGTTCTGCGCGTTGGCTTCCTGGTTTTGTCGTGCGATTCGTGCGTCTGCCTGGCGCGCTAGTTCGGCTGTCCAGGGGTCGATGCTGCCGGATTGCTGCGCGGGAGGTTTCGGTGTTTCTTGGGGCGGTATGTGTTGCGGTTGAGCGGTGATGATCGGCGCTGGTTTGGGAGACTCTGGCTTGGGTTGAGTAGGCAGCGCCTTCTGGTTGATCGTTGGGATTGCGATTTCGATCTTGGCCCCATCTGGTAGGTAGTACTTGTAGGCGTACAGTCCGCCAGCGGCGCATACCAACAGCGCTACAGTGTTAATGTTACGCATACTTCACTCACGAGTTTTCGTGACGTAACAATAACAACGCAAGGGCAGTTTGTCTGACAAAGAGCTTACGAAGGCAGCAAGGGATATCCGGCACCTGTACTGGCATATCCGGACGCTGCGCCGAGGGATTCAGGATGCCGCGCGCCGCAGGGTATATCGACAGATCGAGAGGAAGAAAAAACGCCTGCTGGAAGCAGGCGTTTCGAAGAGGGAGGTGCTGGATCTGCTGATGTGCTGCCGGTCACGCGGGTGCCGGCGCCTGGGGTGCTTGGACTGCACACAGCGCCCGCTGTAAGCGGGCCCAAAGTTTTCTGCGATTTAACATAATAAACAT